AGTATTTTTTGTGTTACTAAATCGTTTATAGTAGTATAGTATGTATCTGTTGTAGCTGGATCAAGAACTGTAATATCAGGTGCGAACTCCTTATCAGCCACATCCATAAATAAAAGTTTACCGGAATTAGATGCTCCTGAATAATTAGCTCTTAGCATCTCTTCCACATTCTTAACGTCTGTCTCTGTGCCATTCATGTAAGTTGTAATAGCTAATGACGGTGTTAAACCATTTGATATATTTGAAGAATGGAACAGGTCAATTTGTGTGTCAAGTTCCGCTATACGTAATGCTGATACATAAGTTGGTAGGCCGTAAGTTGTTTGGCCTGGAGTAAATCCTTTAGTTACAAATATCTGAGATTCTTCTTCATGTCTTTTATCCCAGTTAAATACCGGTAGATAATCATACTCTTTATTTGGTGCCCAGTACTTACCCCAATTATCGTTAATAAAATAACCAGGTACTCTACCTCTACTGTCTTTTTCTTTAGCTCGTATAAAACTATAGTCTATATGGTGAACTGCTGCTATCTTACTCTTATCTCTACTGTATATAATCTCTAATGCAAAGCTACCATGTAAATAGTAATCCAAAGATACCATAGAAAATATATCGTTCCAGCTCTGCCCATAACCATTAGCTTTACTTAAAGCAAACTCATAGTTAGAAGTTAATCCATCTCCAATTATACCTTGTACGATTGAATTTATACAAGAAGCATTTAAAGTAGATCTATTGTATAGGTCAATGCAATACTGTGGGAATAAATTATCTTCTCCTGATTTGATATACTTACCATCACTCTTTTCTAATTTTCTTCTAATAGGAGTATGAAACCTCTCTATAGAACCAAAATGCATTTTTTGTTTTTCTTTTGCCATTTTAATTTGTATAAGTTTTGTATGAACCGTATAAAGCTGGTCCTCCACCATATTGTGTAGAAGTTATAGTATCAGATCCTTCGACCTTAACACGTCCTTCGTCTATAGTTCTTTTATTTTGTACTACCCCACTTGCATCCCAATCGAAGTCTGCTGCTCCAAAAGTAGCTGTTGTAGTACCCCATACTGCTGCTGGTCCATCAATACCCTCTACTAATTTATACGTGTACATCCCTGAGGCAGAAGGTATCTGCGTTGATGTTACGTTAAATAGTAAGTATCTACCTAAGCTGTTCTGAGGAACTGGTGCTAACTTAGTTAATTTTAAGCTTGCACTTGTAAGGTTGTAATCTTGTGTTATGTCTAATTCAAACGAACCAGAAGCTAAATCGTGGTAGTTAGATTCACTTATAGGTGATATAGCTAATACGTTTGTAGTAGTTCCTGGTTTGATTAAGTTTAACATAGTATATTGTTTAAAAAAAAGGGTATGATAGTTAAACCATACCCCATTTTAATTTATTTAGGATACTGTGATCCCGTCTAAGGCACTTAAAAGTGTTCCGTCTGATGATTCAATCTCAAATATAGGTCGAGGTTCCATTGCAGTAAGTGTAACATTGTATCCGCTCATATCAGCAAATGCTGCTCCTGTTTGACCAGAGGCTGCTGATAATGCACATCCATTATATCTTCCTACTAAGAAATACCTACCTGAGTAACTATCACTCGAATCTAGACCATTTTGTGTTTCTGCTACAACAATAAGTTTAGTATTTTTGCTAAGTACAGCGACTTGATTTCTTATACTCGCTTCAAGCTTAGTTAAAACTATTTCTGCATCATCTTGGTAGAAAACAGTACCGGCAGATAAGTCTGCGTTAACTGTCTCTGTAAGAGATCCATTTTCTTTTTGTTGTTCTATTTTCCAAAATTGTCCTGAACCAGTTATTCCACTTATTAAACCTTCAGATGCTTCTGCTATTGAGGATACTGAACCACTTAAGATGTAGAAGTTTTTAATCCCTCCTACTGAGTCTCTGCATGGAATGCTGTAGCCTGCTTGTAAATTACATGACATATTATTATATTTTTTAAAGGTTAATAAAAGGGGCAGAATTAACCACCCCCGTTAAGTTTATTTGGTTCAATTATGCAAGGTCGTTGGATGCATAGTATGAGCCATGGCCAACGTTCGTACCTAATTTGTTACGTAATCTATATTTTAGAGCGTCATCATCTTCTGAGAACCATACTCTAAAGTTAGAAGTATCTGAAGTTAAATCAGTACCAATGAACATGTCAGATGGTGGGCCGATTATTACTCTTTCAGATCCTCTTAATCCCCAAGTCCCAACTATAGATACGTGAGGGTAACCTGGTAATCCTACTTTGTAGTAAGATCCTACTCTTTCAACTCCTGTGGGGTTAAAATTATAAAGATTGTCTTTAGTTAAACCATTTACTATTCTTTGGAATACTGCAGTACCACACCATACGATTAGATCTTTGTCTAATACGTTAGCGTCCATTAATGCAAGACCGTCAGTAATTTGGTCATAAGCATTAGCTGCTGTTATTGGTGCTCCAAATTCAGCTGATCCTGTTTGAGAAGCAGCAGGAACTTTTACTCCAATTCCTGAAGCTGCAGAAATTAATGCTTTGAATCCGTCTTGCTCAGCTACTACTGTAGAGTTAGCAAATGTAGATCCTGAAACTGCATTCCAGATAAAGTCATCATTATCTTGTTGAGCTTTAGCAACTAAGTCGTTACCAAGTTCAGATAAAATGCTTATAGAGTCTTCGTACGATCCTTCTGGAAGTGCAGAAACTCCTAAGTATTTTTGCGTTAGTAATTGTAAGTTCCACGCATCATACGCAGTTCTTTTAGAAACGATTAAGTCTCTTTGTGAAAATTCAGTAGATCCAGATACTGTTGATACAGTGTCTCCTCCTTGGAAGTAAGGGTCTACAGAATATAAGTTTAATGGAGTTTTGTATTTTACGTGCTCCATCACGTTTACGAACTCTGCCGTATTTCCTCGGTAGGTTATGTCTCCCACCATAGGCCCTGCTAATTCATTATTAAAATTATTCAGAGCATCAATCGAAAATCCCATGTGTTTAAATTTTAGTTTTGTTAATTAATCTGTCATAAGCTCTTTTATTAGCAGCAGACATGTTTGTGATACTTGCGTTATCTACCTTCTGAGTAGAAAACTTTTTTTCCATTGCTGGAGATTTAGAAGGCTCACTCATGTATTCTTTCATTTTTACTTCGTGTTCTTCTAATTTTTTTTCTAATTCTTCGATTCTTGGAGCCATCTCCGCCATTATAGCTTCGATAATAGTCTCTTTGATATCTTCATCAGCATGCTCATCCATTTCTTCTTCAACGATTATTTCTTCGTGAGAATCCAATTCAGTAGCTTCTTTGACCTCTTCAGTAGCTTCAGTTTCTTTAGAAAAGTCTTCTAATGATCCTTCACCTGCAGAGTCTGGTCTCTTTATACCCGTAATATCTCCTTCAGCATTTACAGTAACAGTAATACCACTTTCAGTTGTATGCTCACCTTCTGGTGCAGTTACATCTTCTCCTCCATCAATAATTACATAAAGTTTATCTCCGACAGCAAACTCAGCATCCTTTTTATTGGATATCTTAGTACCATCAGCTAAAGTAGCTTCTGCAAATTTAATAGGTTCAGTAGTGTTATTATCTTCTGTCATTTCCTCTGTTAATGAGAAATAAGATTTTACAAGGTCTTTTAATTGATTTTTAGTCATAATACTAATTTTGTTAAAAGGTTACTTGATTATATATACTATAAATAGGCATAGATACTACTTCCGGAAGATAGGTGCAGAGACACGCTATTTTGAAAGCTTTCCCTGTATCCATCTAAAGAAAAAGGCTCCTGCCGAACCAACAAACCCTATAAAGAAGGCTACAATGATGTCTTCTAGGTGCATAAAAGAAATTAAACTACTTGGGACATACCCTGCTAAACCTACTTGTATATTATTTAAATCTACCATATATATGTATATATTTATATATTGTTTAAGCTTGTACTAATTTGTCTGCAAAGTAACCTTCCAAGCTAAAACCTTTAACCACTCCTGCTTTAATCATATCCCATACCATTGGGTCATTGATCTGGTAAGTAGCCATCCAAGTATTTTTAGGCATTGTCATACCGTATATATTGGATTTATCGTTAGCTGGATCTTCTACCAACCAACTTTCAGTCATTACACTATCTACCATTATGTTAGAGTCATGTTCTAAGTTGACCTGATCTACTCTTTTATCTTTTAGCATTCTTTCGGATATTTGCTTAACTGTATCTTCTGAGAAAAATACATAGTAGGGATTATCGTCTGCATCCAATCTTAGTATAAGTTTATTAGGTATAAGTAAAGGACCTACTACTTTCATTTGTTCTTCATCGGTACTAAACTTAAAGTTATTGGAACTCTCTTGTAATGCAAGTGTCTCTCTTATCTTAGCTTGATCTTGTGTAGATAACTTAGCTATGTAATCTTCTCTTAGAGAGAGACTATCTTTATCTCGTTTGATTCTTTCAAGTTTTTTTTGTGCCCATTTTATTCCTGCATCTGATCCCCAACCTAACCAAGCTACATATCCTTTATCTTTCCAAGGAGTACCTCTATATTCATCTGCTATTTGAGCATTTCTTCTATGTCTTTCGAATGCTGCCATACGAGCTATAGTAGACTCTGAAATCTTTTCTCTTTTGCATAATTGGTTAGCTCTCGCTAATCCTACTTGAGTCATACCATCTACTTCATCTCTTCCGTGTTCATCTATCCATCTTAATACCTTACAAGCTGCTTCACTTGCTGCTTTAGGATAATCATTATAAGATTCAAAGTCATACTCAGACATTGGCAAACTACCTTTACCTGTCTGTTGTCTATCGTAAACGGCTGATAGTTCTTTACTACCGGTTACGTAATTAAAATCTGAATCAGTACTCTTTTGTACCATTTTAAATATACCTCCCATTCCTGGATGATTAACACAGTAGTAGTAAAGTATATTTGGTGTATTCATATTAGGACAGAAATGTATCTTATCCAATTGGTATTCTATTTCATCAGTACCCTCTCCTAAGTAAACATGACCTCCGTTATGTATACCATCTGGTGTTATAGATAACTGCATAGGATGATCTGTATTAGACTCATCGCATTGATCGATACAGTATTTCTTACCTATCTCTAAGTGTAGCTCTGGTAGTAACGTATCGTCTATTACATACTTTTTACCTTGGTCTGTTTTAATGACAGAGACATAAAGATACTTTTCTTCGTATTCTTCATGGCTATCAAACCCGTAAGTATCCATACATATTGCAATTGCTTGGTCATCTGCATATCCTTCTGATTTTAGTTTAGGTATACATCTACCCATATAATCATCTTTAGACTCTCCTGGTATTTTATCTACAAATTGCTCTAATACTGCATGTTTAATTGTTTCAAAAGCTATCTTATCTACTATCTCATCGTTATTAAATGCATAAAAGTCTGCTTGTATTGCTGGATCTTTTACTAATGCAACGCTTTCAAATGGTAATAAGTCTTCTAATTTTTCTACTATAAGCTCTACTATTTTCATAATTTTAATTTATCCTAATGTTCTTCTTTTATTTAACCTTGCATCTGCTTCTTGAGATGAGTTAACATCTCCTGTTAAAACATATGCTCTTACTGTTGATTGTACTCCTTGTGATTCTGGAGCTGTAGCTGCTTCTACTGCACCTCCTATATCTATAGCAGGCGGTTGTGCTGCTGTTTGGTTTATTCCACCACCTCCTCCTGATGCTGTACCTGTTGTAGATACTGGAACTGAATTAATATTTTTAACTGCTGCTAAACCTGAAGCTAATATAGTTGCCACGTTAGCTACCTTAACGATAACGTCAAATGGTGATGGTAATGTAGATTCTTGTTTAAGTACCTCAGTAACACCCAAATAAGTATTTATTAAGGCTTGTGCAGAAGCTAATGCTTTACCTGCAGCTGTTTCTTGACCTATTATATCTCCTAAAGCACCCATTGCTTCACCAGTAGCATACATTGCCTCTGCTTTAGCGTATTCTAAATGTTCTTGTTCTTGTGCAGTCTTTATAGCTTGTTTATCAGTTTTACTTTTCTGTATTTCTTTAGCAGTATTTTCATCTAAGACTGTAGCTGTTATTTCTCCAGTAGTCATAGTAGCTACTCCTACAGAAGTTATAGCACTTGCAGTTTGTTGTATCCCTCTATTCTCTATTTCTGTTTGTTTAACTACTGTTTCGCCAATTGCTATAGAATCGGTTTCAAGATTATTTCTTTTCGCTATTAAAGCGTTTAATTCTTTTTGTTTCTCATTAGCTTCATCAGTAGCTGGATTCTGAGCGTTTATTAACTCTGTTGCAGCTCCTCCTACTCCTTTAGTTACAAAAGCCCATGCAGCACCTAATTTCTCAGTAAAGGTTACTTGTTTACCTGCTTCTTTTGCATCAAATAATTCAATTTCTTTTTGCTTGATTAACTCATCAGTAATCTTCATTTGAAGCTTTAACTTAGCAAGTAGCTTTCTATTTACATCTAAAGTACTTAAACCTTGAGCTTCTAATAACCTCTTTTCACTCTCAAGAACAGACATATCGTCTTCGTGTAGTTCTAAAGATATCTCTAACTGCTTATTGTATTCTTTTTGTGCTGCTGTAGTTCCTTCTACTAAATCTACTATATCATCCCAGTACGTGTATATAGTACCTAATGCTACTATAAATGCCCCTATACCTGTAGCTATAAGAGCTGATTTAGTTACTTTACCAAATATCTTAACCTGAGCTGTAGCAAGCATACCGCTCTTCTTCAAGTCTCTGAATCCTTCAGATAAATCTTTAATACCTAAACCTACCGCAATAGCACTTGCAGCCTTTTTTTCCATCTCACCAAAGACTTCAGACTCTATACCTAATAAGCCTAATGCTCCCACTACTCCTGTTACTGCACCAGACATAGCCTTTATAGCACCATCTGCTGCCATAAACTTCTTATCGTCTGTAAACCCTTCTGCTGCTGCGTTAGCTTTATTTAACTGATTTGTAAGTTTAGCAGCCTCTTTAGCTTTTTGATCAAATCCAGGATCATTCTGAGACATCTCTCTCAACTCATCATTGATAGATGCTAACTCTTTATCAAGCTCGTTGATAGAAGCGTTTTGAATGTCAAAATTAATCTTTATTGTTTCGGTACGTGCCATTGTAAATAAATAGTATTATTGTTATTGTTATTGGTTAAGGTCCTGTACAGTTATATATTGCAATTACATCTCCAGGATTAGCTCCTACTCCATCATCTACTCTTAAGAAAGAATTATTATCAGTACCTGTTCTTGAACCACTATCAAATGCATAGTAAGTATTCGGTGATGCTACACTACATCCTGCTGCAGTATAAACTGTCATTACTCCTCCTCCGTCTAAGTAAGCTTGTGTTGGAGGCCATGAACCGCTATAGTCTGTATATAATGTTTCTGTTATATCTTCACTACATGCATTACCAAAGTTAGTTGCTATAGAAGCATTAAATGGTAAACAAGATCCAGTACTTGGACAAGCTGTTGTAGTAAGTGAATTAAGATCACTATAGATAATACATCCACTTTGACTTTGGAATGCTTTAAAGTAGTAGTTAGTATTACAATCTGCCGAAGTTACTGCACTTGTATAAGCACCGTAAGTACTACCATTATCTATTCTTGTTACTCCCGTACCTCCTAATATTGGATTAGTATCTGACCCTGAACTATATACAAATCCTCTAACGAACGTCTCTGCACTACCTACTTGAGTAATTGTACCGTTCATATTAAACGATGATGTAGTTATACTGTCGTAACTTGCAGATACAGTGTCGTTACACGTAGCTGATGCTGATGTAGTTAAGAATGCTGTATCACCATATATTACATCATCACATAATTCATTACTACTACTAATCATTGCTCTATAAGAGTAATTAGTACCTGCACTTAAACCAGCAAATACATGGCTAAAGTTAACACCTGGTGCTGGAGTATTACCTGACCAGTATTCAAATGTATTAGCATCTCCTATTACAGGATCTGTTGCATTTACAAAGCTTAATAAGAATCCAGTATCTACATAACTACCAACTCCATCAGTACCGTAACTTATTACTTCTCCGTTAGCAGTAAATTGACTTGTAAGTTTATTAGTAGCAGGATTAGTCTGTACTGAAGGACATTCAAAAGGTCCTGTTGGTATTACTGGTGTATAGGCTGAAAATAGTTTAAGGAGTTCTACTGTTACTACATCTCTACGAGTTAGGTTAAATCCTTGTATTTTATTTATACGGTATCTATTATCACCTATAATAATTTGATCGTTTAGTTTTATACTTTGGTATTCGTATTCTTCAAAGAAAAGATCTGCAACAATCTTTCTACCATCTTGCCAATATAAACTTTCAGTATAAGTCTTCCAATAGTTATTATAATTGCTTGAACCACTTGTAGGATACAAAGTAGGTGAGTTACTTAATTTATTATAGCTACTGTTAAATAATAAGTCTGGTGTAGAAGAAGAAACAGGGTATCTTTTATAGTTACTTAAAGTAGAGTAGTTTGTAAATAATATAGAATCACCAGTACTACCAGATTGCATATATTGATTAACTGGAGAAGATAAATCACTTGATGCTGATTGAGGATAAGATATATCACCGATAACACCCATACCGGTATCTTTATAATAAGATCTATAACCTATTCTTGGTTTAAACTTAAATGATTCTTGTTTGCTATTCTTAAACGTGTATAAATGCGGTATAATAAAGTCATTTGCTTGTTGGTTAAAGTTAAGAGTAAACTCATTACTAAAACTCGAAGACTGTAATTGTAATGCCGGTGCTAATACTGTAGGTGCAAATAAACTTCCTATTTCTTTATCTGCTTCTGTTAATGTACTGTCGGATATTGTTCTTAAAGTACCGTATTGAAAGTTAGGAGTAGACTCTTGAGCTAACTTAGATATTCTATCATCATCTTCTTGATTTTGAAATCTTAACTCTTTTGGTTGTTCTACTACCGGATTCTTTATCGATATTCTTTTAGCAGTATTATATTTCTCTGTCCAATCTTTAACCTCTCCGCTTCTTATCCATGTATCGAACGTCTCTATGTTGATTACTCTACCTTGTAATTGATCAGGATAGGCTACTAAATTAAACTGTGTTAGTAACGCTTTAAACATATCTATAGTTTTTATAGAACTGTCTATTTGTGCTCCCATATCTACTGCTAAGTCTTGATAATCAAAAGGTGCTGCTGTTACTTTAAAGAAAGAAGTTGTAAGAATTGGAGTAGGGTCTGTATCGGTTACTCCTGCTTGACCTTCTCTATTATTTACTTCTACTATTATTGTAGCTCTATCTCCTCTTCTCATTGTAGTACCTGGAGTTCCTTCTAAAGAATAAGAAGCACTATCAATACTACTTGATAATACAGATTCTACTGAGTCTATTAATTGTGTTTGGTCTTGTAAATTATCTACTCTATCTAAGTCTAAGTATAAGTTATAATCCGGTGCATCACTTTCAGATAATGCTTGTGAAGAGTTTTCAAAGTCTACCTTTATATCGAATTGATAATACCCTGGAGTAGTTGCTGTATAAAAGAATGTAGTTGTACTGTAGTTATTACCTGGATCAAATACACTACCAGTAGTAGGTATGATTACCTCTGTGTCTTGACCTCCTATAACGGCATCAATACTAAACTGTGGATCTACTGAACCGCTAAATAGACCGTTACTTTCTTGGTCTGGTCCTGGTACTACACCTAATCCTTCTTGGTTTTTAGTAAGTACAAATACCTCATCGAAGTCACTTGAGTCTATAAAAGACGAACTATAACTAAAACCAGCTTGTTCAAACATAGCATCAAATACTTCTCTTGCTCCTATGGCAGGATATAACTGACCTAAATCTAAAGGATAATCTACTAATGCTGTACTTCCTGAATCACCACTTAATGTAGAACCAGATGATACAGATATTACTGGAAAGTCTGGCCAAGTAAATACATCATCAAATCCAAAGTCTACATAAGGATAATATACTGCACCAGTACCACCAGCTGTTACTAATGAGTTAGTACTACCACTTCTTGGATTCCAACTCTTAAATACATTTACTCCGTTTAGAGTATGATTATAAGGAGTCCAATTAGCTTCGTATAAGAATTTATCTTTTAATGCTTGATTAAATTCTATAGTAGTATTATTTACCGTTACATCATAAGTTACAAATCCATCTTCGGAAGTAATTATCTGATTTACCTGTAACGTCCCTATTAAGAGCGTCTCTCCGTTACGTAATACAGAACAAGGTATAGATGTATATAATCCGGGTACATCAATGGCAGATTGTAAGTAACCATGATTAAAGAATTTATTGTTATTACTAGTACCTGGTAGATTAAAGTTTTGAGAACTTACTCCAAATACTTCTCCTATCTCTTGATTATCTACTTGTGAGATATCAAGTCTTAAAGGTATATTACCATCTACGTCTAAGTCTGTTACGACTCCGTTATATGTTACCCTAAGTATTAAATCGTTTATCATATCTTAGTTATTACAGCATGCATCAAAAGTTATGAAAGTTTCATTAGCCCAAGAATATACTGTCTGTGTATTATTACAAGCGTTTCTTGTTTCAGAAAACATTGTATCAGTTGCTAATAAACTTTGACCTGTAGAGTCCGAGTAAACTTTTGTAGCTGTTGCTATATCATTAGTATCAAAATAAAAAGTTGCTTGATTATCTGCACCACATATTGAATTTACAAAGTCTTGTCCTGCCCATAAGGTTAATGGATAAGTTATTGGATTAGTCCTATCAGTAGATACCGGTCCATATATTAACTCACAACCTGAAATACTTGAACTTGCGTATCCTCTATAGTATACTAATGTATCAGGATTAAATGCAGGTCCTGTGTTAAGGTCAAATACACTAGAAGTTACAGGATATGTTACACCTGGAATATCTTGTTTAGTATCAGATATAGTAGGATTAGCAGAGCTTGTACTATATACAAATCCTATCTCCTGTACATCTTGCTCTAACGATGCTGTTAATTGAGCAGATATACTCATTGAACTTGTTGTTATACCAGTAGCACCGGTATTAGTATTTACAGTTTGACAACCAGTAAACTGTTTAGGGCATTGAACGTATTCTGGAATCCAAGTACCAAATGGTTGATTGCTTGGTTTAAAGTTTATAGTATACTTAAATAATTTCTGTCTTGATGGATTAGTATCTGCCGTATAAGAAGTATCTGTAATCATAACAGGAATGAACTCTCCGTTTCTTTGTATATATACTTCTGGAGATTCTATAAGCTCTTCTAACCATGTAGCATTTGCTTGATCTAAGTAATCTGTATCTACTGTAAATTGATCGTCAGTAGAAGAATTGTTTACTGTTTTACCTCTACGGCTTATATCGTAAGAAGGTCTTCTACTACTGTAATCTACTCTTGGTGCTGTATACTGTTGACGTGATATATCTATTCTCTGTCTTACAGGATTATAGTTATTATAATAATCCCAAGCTCCTAATTTATTAACAAAAGCAAATCTTGTCTTCTCTCTATGTATTTCATCAGATGCTTCGTATCTATAAGATTGAGTTCCATAAGAACCACTTACATTAACATCTACATAATTCCAATAGTTAGCCGAAGAAGAGATAGGTACTGCAGCAAAGGTACCATTTACTTCAGGAGCATTATAGTTCTTTTCATCTACTTTTACATACCCAGCATTACTTGCAGAATAAAAGCTTTGACTTACAAAAGTATCACCTTGAGTCAAAAGTGAGATAGTACCAAAGTCATCTGATTGCATAGACATAGTCGATGGCATATTACTTAAAGTGGTCAACTTAAATGTATTTAGGTAATAGTTACCTGCATTAGGCTCTACTACACCTTGATTTACATTTAATGTTGCAAATCTTTGATCAGGATAAACTGTTACACTTGAACTTATACTTGTACCAAATTGTTCTCCTGCAGAAATTGTAAACTTTTGACTACTTGAATTAAATGGAGTAACACTATTAATTTTCCAATTGTAATCTGCACTTAATTCTCCTTGTGTTATTCTTGCAACGTCAAATGTAGCTGTACCGGCAGGATTAATAGGTTGAGTCATTCTCTTTATAATCTCATTACTACCAGATGCTTTAACATCTACTACGTATTGAAACTGAGGTTGATCTGTATATAGACTACCACTCAAAGTATACAATAACCTTGTATAGGCTACATTAGTTGAATTTGCTGAATTAATAAACTCTATTGCCATTATCTTGGTTCTCTTAAGTTACTAAATTGATATCTTATTGTGTAAGTAAAGTTTTTGTTTCTATACTTGTTATTTATTATAGTCTCTGCATTATTTAAAATGTTTATTGGTAACCAAGAATTGTCAGCAGAGTAACTTCTACTTAAATCTTGTATATATACATCACTGCTATCAAACATCTCTCTTAACCATTGTGACTCCTTATCATCGAGCGTATCTGTCGTTATTTCAAAAGTATCTGTATATTCGGTATAGTATTGTTTATCTCCTCTATTAGAGACGTTATAAGTTGCTATACGGTCATTTAGGTTTATTTGGTCTTGGCTGTATACTTTTCTATCTATGTTAGTAACTTTACGAGTAGGCATATATACGTTATAGTAATCCCAAGCACCAAAAGAGTTAATAAATGCAAATCTTGTTTTTTCATTATTGCAATTTGTTGGGTAATATTTATCTGATTTCCATAAGTTAGGTTTTATACCTCCTGGTGGTAATGCAGAGTTAAGCCACTTAGTTGAATTTACAGTTATATCGGTTGATAATAAAACATCAGGGCCTTTATCTTCGTTATAATAGAATATAGGAAATATATTACCAGAAACACCTGATGGAGTAGTAAAGTACTCTAATGCATACCAATTCCATTGTGCAGAACTTGATATACTACCTGTAAGTTGACTAATGCCTGTTTGTATAGTACTTACTGTATCTTTAACTGAAGTAAAATTACTTATACCATTTGCTATCTCTGTATTAGAGTCATCAAAGACTGTAAATCTTACAGCTGTTCCTGCACTAACATTATTAATTTGAGATACTGTTTCGTAATCATCTGTACCCATTGGTTTAGCAGCCCACCATCCTATAGATGAACTTACATAATAAGCTTCTCCTATTAAGTACGAACCGGATTTTTGTACATCTATATTTTCATCATTCCAATACTTAGAGGTAACAAAACCATTTAACTTATTTGGATCGTTAGTAAGACCGTGGTCAGAATATGTATCTATATCGAATTGAGTAAAACCTGAACCGCTTACCGTATAGCTTGAATTATTCCAGTTAATACTTGAAGTAGCATTTGTTCTTGTATTAGTAGCAGGATCGTAAGCACCTACAGATGGGTATTGAATATTACCATTTAACACCAATATGGAAGCTGAAGCTTCATTAGTAAACTCTGTTACTGTACTTGTATAAGAAGTACCGTACTCTTCTCCAAACTCTATTCGAAAGGGTTTATAAGAGCTCGAGTTTACTGTCTGTATATTAGTATTCCAATCGTAATTAGTTTCTAAATAATCTCCTATTGGTCTACCTAAATCTATATTAGCAGTATTGCTACTATTTTGAGGATACTTAAATCTTGCCAATCTTGTACTACTCCCACTATAGTAAAGATCTGCAATATATCTATACTGAAATTGAGGTACATTAGAACTACTAACTGTATATATCAAATTAGTACTTGATACATTAGGTGAAGTTGGTTCCTGTAATATAGTTATTGCCATTATCCTACTGTTATTGGTTTTATATTGCCTATAGCTTTAGATACTTGTTGAGCTAAGTCTGGTCCTAATTGTTTAGTTGCTTGTTCTAATCCTTCATCAATACCGGCATTTATAAATGGTTTAGGTTGTAAACCAAAATAAGCTATATTAGTATTTAATGCAAAAGGCATTCCTGTAGGGTTTAGTTGTGTACCTATAGACTTACCTTTAAACTTACCCATTTGGTAAAACGACTTTTGATTAGGTGTAGCCATCTTACCGCTATATCTTCTATTTGTACTAACGGGCTTTCTACTACCCATAACACCACTATCAAAGAACTGTCCGTAAAAAGGAAAGTTAAGAATAAAGCTAAATAAACCTTTCTCCTTATCTTGCTTTGTAGCTATTGCTAAATCTTTTACAAGAGCACCTGATCTATATTTAGAAGTTTTAGGATTAAGCTGAGACTTAATCATCTTCTTCATAGTATTCTCCATTATAGAGGCTACCTTCTTAAATGCTTTCTTTGTTACTCTTATGCTTTTCATTATGGATAAGATGGATAATCACAGTAGTTAAATGCAAATGGTGTATTAACGTCTATGTTACCTACCCATCCGAATACTCTATCTTGAAACCCTTCATTTACCGGTATACAGTTTGTAATATCTATTTCCCAATTTCTCCAGTCAGGGTACGTGTTGAAGTTAAAGTATGCCATTATATCGTATATATACATCTCTGTATCTGACATTAACTCAGTGTTACTCTGTGACTTCATTGCTTTAGGTATATCTAAACTATATAACTCAAAGCTATTAGTTCTTACCCTATCTGTAACTATAGAAGCCATTGGTCTTAAGAAGATATAAGGGTATAGTCTTTTCTGTGAACTGGCGTCTAAGAAATCTATAGTACCTGTGTCAAATGAAGCAATAGCTTTATGAGCATCACAAGCTAATTTAAATCTATCGATTATTACATCATAGGTTACGTTATAATTAACATCCTTTATTGCCATTATTTAATTTTTTGTATTATGTCGTAACTTACCATTAATAGGTTAGCTATTTGTTGATCTGATCTACCTTTAGTTCTAAAGCTTTTAACCTTAGCTTCTAATTCAGCTTCAGCTTGATATATGATATCTAACGTTTCCTCAAACCCGAAAGGTTTAGAAGCTTCTTGTTGCACCTTTTCTTGCTGCTTTTTCTGCTTTTGTTTTTTCATTGTTCCAATCTTTATCTATTTCTAAAAAGTTTAATACCGTAACAAAGTTAATATCGAAGATACTCTTATCTCCTGTTATGCTAAGGATGTCTGTTTTTGCGAGGTTGTATATAGTACCCCACCATGCCCAATGCTTTGAGAAAGAGTCTCTAATATCCCCTTCTCTATCTCCTTCCTCATTATCTTCATCTCCGGTTTTGATGTGTCCGAATAAGCTATATGACTTGTATAGAGAAGTCCTGTTTGCAAAAAAAAAGATAGAGCTCCTAATATAATGTGCACTGGAAAGTCTTTCATGTCTATCTCTCTGTCAAGCCGGTCTTCTATAGTATAGTCATCTATCTCATACCAATCAAATACATTACCATCTACTTTGTTTCTTACCATCTTTACTCCTTGCTGTACGATAAAGTTATAATCTTTAAATCTACTCTTACTAACAGGTCTGTATAATATAGCTGCTAACTTAGCAAGGTTTTCATTTGGTTCCTTTGCATATTGTTCAATGTCGATATACTCTCCAAGCTTTGCTTTTTTAATGCTTGAATAACCGTACAATTGACCTTTAAATTCTATAAGAGGAAAAAAGCTACTTTTAAAGTCTACTAAGTGACTATACTTCTTAGATACACTCATTAAGTCTTTAGGTGACCATCCTCTTAATTCTTTTTTCTCTATACCGGTTAAAGAATGTACCTGATGAACTACTGTTTCAATCTTACTACTTTCTTTGTGCCCTATAATAGTCTGGTATTGTCCTATTGTAAGGTAGTCTGGTATTTCTATTTTATATTCCTTCTTTTCCATATGTTAATAAATAGTGGTGTTGTATTTTATCTCTACACTACGATGGTTTCCTAAACATCGGTGTTATCTTTTGAAAATTACCTACACTTATTGGAGACCTTTCCATAAACTTTACCCTACTGTAGTTACACATCATAAGGCTATCGAGATAATCGTCATGCATTCCCGGCATATGGCCAAATGATAATTTACCGGTTTGAGATAACTTATAGGTATAAGCAGGAAACTCTCTATGTAGATCAGGACAAAGATCTGGATCAGGTAATTCCAATTGTAATGTTTCCATATCTCTTATAAGCTTACGTACTATATCGGTTTTTATTTGCTGTGTCATAAAGAGCTTTTTAACTCTTCTGTACTTAGGTTGTATAAGATCAAACATGGCTTGTCCCACCCCATTACATTCTATCATTCCTCCTACTACGTTATACTTAGACATAATACCTATAAAGTGATTAGCTATTACGCTTATATTCTCTCCATTCATACCTTCCATGTATAGTACTCTACCCATAGGGTTCATAATAGTTAGTACTGATTTATCTTGTGATAATCCCGTGTCTACTCCTATATAAACGTCGCTACGGTTAGTACTCCATTCTCTTACAGTACTTACTTTATCTACATTTAAGAATACATCATTTGATTGGTCTGACCATTCGGCTAAATATTCTTGTTTAAAAATTTCAGGAGGCAAACTCTTTCTTGCTTCTTCTATAAGCTCTTCAGATATATAAGGACATTCGGTTAAAGGTATCTTATGGCTTACTACCTCAGGTTTATTATACCAGGTGAATAGATGATTTTTTCCAGCCGGTGTTGATACCATTAAGCATTTCTTGCCATTTGGGTTAAGTGTTGGTAGTAGTATAGTATCTATAACACTTTGCTTCACATATGCAGCTTCATCTATAATAAGATGAGTAAACCTAAACCCTCTTATATTATCGGCTGAGTCACTACTTAAGAACTTTATAGTACTACCGTTAACAAACGTTATAGTAGCTTCTTGTCTATTACTTTCTACTATTACTTCATTAGCTGCTGCTACTATTTGGTCAAGTATATTCTTACTTTGGGAAAACGTTGGGGCAGTCCACCCTACTTTTTGATTAGGTTTCTCTAAAGCCCAAAAAAGACAGATGTTCATTGCAGTAAGCGATTTACCAGATCCACGAGGACTTACTAATACTCCGAATAGGTCTTCAGTAGTAACGAACTTATCTATAAAAGACTTTTGTGCAGGAAACGGCGTATATAGTTCTATATTAGGCATATCGAAAAGTATATCCTTTCGTTTGTAAATTATCAGTATCAGGGTTAGCTATCATAGTTACAATAGGTACTCTAAGATTTAAATCTTTAGCACAATCAGTTAATGTCTTATATGTCTTATAGTATTTTTTATTAACTATTTTTTTCCTGTTATTGTACTTACCGAACCTTTTAATGTCGCAAGTATATGCAATTACTTTCTTAGCAATTCCAGGCCATCCACGTTTTTTCTTTGTTTCTATAATTTTACTATAATCAGTACTCTCTAAACGTTTTTTAGTAGCTTCTTTAGTAGTAGTTAAGTGTCGATATTTTTTACTGAGAGCTACCATCTTTCTATAGTCAGAACCGTCCCATCCGTATCCTTTTTCTATACTAAGCTCTTTTTCTCTTATTGCAGCTTTATCTATATCAGTATGAATCTCTAAGACTTTATAATCGTTTATACCAACGTTATATTTTTTAGCGTTTATTTTCATACGCTCTTCTATATTTTTAGTACAGCCTACTTTATGGCCTATTATTTCGTAAATGTGGTATTCTATCATACTTATAATATACGAAAATTATTCGTCTGATCCAAATTTAATCTTGATATCTGCACTTACATCGGCCTGTATCTTCTGAATATCTCTTCCAGAGAAACGGAATATTTGATCGATAGCTTTACTATTGATTCTACCATCATCATCGTATAAGTTCTGTTGTAGTTTATCTACGGCTGGACCTAAT